GGCGTTTTGGAAGTAACACCGACATACCTCATGGGTTCTAAAAGCGATGACGATTATGCAATCATAATTGGAAATCTTATGTCAGAACCTGACATCTTAGATTTTATCGAGGAATACAAAGCACTCGATAAAGAAGATAAGAAAGCAATAAAACAAATAGTTTCATCACTAAACAAAAAGAGCAAGGGTTAATCCCCTTGCTTCTTTGATTTTAGATATTTGATAAGAATTGTATAGACAAATTTTAACTTGCCCTCATTTTCAGTATTCTCTATCATCTCAATAATTTCCTTCTTATAATCCATAAACAACCCTCCCTGTTACAACTACCACCTACATTATAGTATATGTCCGGCTTGTGGGAAATAGAACCGAACATTAGTTCTTTTTTGCTATTATACCACCTATCCCGACTCTTGGCAACTGCCAATGATACACATGAACTCTCACTATTTTGTAGAAAAAAAACATTTCTTTTTCATCTAAATCACTCTATTTCGTCTTAAATCTTTACAATATGCTCTTAAAATGATAAAATAAAAATACCACGAATAACCGTACTTTACATAATATTGCAAAATCAGCGGTACAAAACACATAATCCGCATAAAAAGTGCGAAGTGTGGCGAAAACATATCAGGAGGGTGTTTATCATGAATGAAAAGAAAAAATATTGTAAGCACTGCAGAGAACTTATTGACGACGACTGTGTAGTGTGTCCTAAGTGTGGAAAGCAAGTAGAACAATTAGCTTCCAATAACAGAGATATTATCATTAACAATTCTGCATCTTCCTCTGCGTCCTCAGCAGCAAGTTCAGGTACGCCGTATATAAGACGGAAAATGCCATGGTATCTAAGTTGGTTCTGGATTTTAATATTGGGTGCTTGCTCTGGTGGAATATATTGGATTGTTGGAATTATAATGAGATCAAATTGGAAATCACATAATTAAATAAAAAAACCGCCCCGGTATTGGCGTACCGAGACGGCATTTATACATCTCCGAAGAAATGTAATATTCTGGCAAACATATTGTATCATCTTCGGAGCAGTCGAGCAAGACAGAAAATTTGTTCGGCTGTTATTTTTATACCTAAAACAGCTACATAAAGAAAAGAGGAATAAAAATGGCGAAGAAAAGAAAGAAATATCCAAAATTGCCGAATAACTTCGGCTCTATTCGGTACCTTGGCAAGAACCGGAGAAACTGCTTCGCAGTGCATCCACCGGCTACACCGGATGATACTGGCAAACTAAAACGTCCGCCGGCGATCTGCTACGTGGATGACTGGATAAAAGGCTTTACTGTCCTGACAGCTTACAAAGCCGGCACGTATCAACCAGGCATGGAGCGGACTCTTGAGGTATCCCCCACAACCGACATAGACACTCTTATAAGCCGCTTGATTGCCGACTACAATACAATCAAGGGTGTAGAGGATAAGCACCCGGAAATCAAGAAATTGACGTTCTCAGAGGTATATAAACAGTTTTATGCGTGGAAGTTCCCAAATGGGACAAAACTGTCATACAGTTCAAAGGAAGCATATCGGACGGCTTACACGAACTGCACCGTTCTGCACAATCGCATATTCGAAGATTTAAAGGCTCCTGATATGCAAAAGGTTATTGATGATTGCAAGCTGAAAAAGCAAAGCCAGATGGCTATTTTAACTCTATTCAAGCAGATGTACAAATATGCCGTATACTCAGAAATTGTAACGGAAAATAAGGCGTTATATGTCCATGTTAATGCTGATAATGACACCGAACATGGAACGCCATTTTCTGATCAGGAACTACAAACTTTATGGGATAATGCCAACGATCCAGAAGTGCAGCTCATTCTTATTATGTGCTATTCTGGTTGGAGAATTGGTGAAGTGTTAAAACTTACGACCAACTTGGAAGAGAAATACTTTCAAGGTGGAATCAAAACAAAAGCCGGTAAAAACAGAATTGTTCCGATACATCCTGCCATATACCATTTTGCTGAACAGAAAGTGCTGGCACAAGATGGAAAACTATGTGTATATACTCAGCAACACCATAGAAAAGCGTTGTTCTATCCTACACTGGAACGTTTGGGAATAGTCGGAAATCCGAAACACACGCCGCACGATTGTCGACATACCTTTTCTGCGCTGTGTGAAAAATACGGTGTCCGGGAGAATGACCGAAAGCGAATGCTCGGCCACTCTTTTGGTGGAGATGTTACAAACGCTGTGTACGGCCACAGAACACTGGAAGAACTCCGGACAGAAATAGAAAAGATAAAAGTTCCATTTGTGACTAACTGTGACTAACGGAACCCATTTTAATCTTTCTAAAACAACCGAAATATCATTATCGAAATGCCGGAAACCCTATTAAAATCAACGTTTTTAGCGATTTTGCAAGGATTTCCCACATTTCATTTTCATTATTCTAATTTTATTGTTTGTGCCCAACAAATAGGAATTGAGAATTTGCGCAAATGCCTGTAAATACAGCGTTTTGGGCACTATTATATTAGGAAATAATATTTTTATTTGTGACTAACGTGTGACTAACGATAACGGTCTAAAATTTCCGAAGTGATACTAAATATGTTTATAAATAAAGTTCCCGGGGAATTAACCCCGGGATGTTTTTATATGGCAATCAAATCTTTCCATGTGGCGGGTCCACAGATTCCGTCCACTTCCAGAACTTCTTTCCTGGATTCCTGATAAGCTTTCAGAGCGCAAATCGTGTTCGCATCTGCTGTCCATGTAAGTTTCAAGGCTTTGCCGTTTTTGCCTTTAAAGCCTCTGGCTCTTAAAATTTCCTGTAAGAGGAGCACAGATGTGTTTTTATCTCCTGCTTTTACTGTTTCTGGATTAAACATATATTTCTCTCCTGTTTGTATCGTATTGGATGGTATTTTATTAATGTCAGATGGTTTATTCACTGCATTAGACACAATGCTATAGTCTGGTGTGCAGAACTTAGTTCCGGGCATCTGACTGTTAAGGTAACTTTTAGCGCATACACCGCCACCATTTGCGATAATACCGGATGCACCGGAAGTATTACCCTCTATTGTGTAAAATCTATCCCCGATTACTGCAGTAACCAGTCCAGTATGAGTGAACATCCCGTTATGATAAAAGATAACAACATCACCAATTTTCGGGTTTGCGTTCCGGGTAAACAGTTTTCCCAGTGTTGGACAGTACACGTAAGGCCAGTGTTTCAAGAGTTTCTTTGCATTATCCAGGCCAAAAGCTTTCATGAAACACCAAGAGATAAACGCTGCGCACCAGGGCTGTCCTTGATAATCCGGCTTAATGTCTCGCCAATATTTTGTATAATTTGCGGATCCTGCATTTGCTGTTTTGTTATCAAGCTGGTTGTTACTTTTCTTTTCAAGATAACCCTCTTCATTTTTCGCAATTAGAATAACTTTTTCAATTTCCTTGTCCACGTCTGTTCCTCCCTCCTGCTTTTTGCTTTCTGCATAGTCTTTATAGAACACATTTCTGTCTACAGTTCCACTGATGCCTGGTATCTTCGCTTTGCTGGAATACTGCCAGCCCACACCAAAGTCCGGCCGGAGTCGTTCCTGTAAAGTACCGTTATCTGATGCCGGATAACGTGCAATCCAGAAATCGTATTTTTTCAGATGGCTGCAGATTACGTTCAGGTACCAATCCACATTGCAATAAATACCAAATTTATATCCCGCTGCCGTGATAATCTTTTCGAATGCTTCTGCCAATTTATGGATCTGTTCAGCTCCGAGGCTTCTCTGATTATTCCATTCCAGATCCAGCCAGACCGGATACTGCAGTTTTCGCCCGTTCAAAACTTCCACTACTTTTCTGGCTTCACTCTGTATCTCCGCAACTGTCATGGCATAACTGTATTTATATGCTCCGGTTGGAATGTTATGTTTCTGACATCCGGAGTAATTTTTCTCAAAGCAGCTATCAATCACGTTTCCGGCTTCTGTGATCCGGAGTATCGCAAAGCCCATACCATAGTTTGCTACGGTATCCCAGTCGATTGCTCCCTGCCATGCCGAAACGTCTATGCCTTTATATTCTGCCATCATTGTACCTCCTGCATTATCGTGTAGATTGTCTTTACTGTTTCATTATAATCTGACCTAGTGATTCAGATACCGCGTTATCAATTACTCTGTTATCATTCCTGTGCCAGACTTATAGATATATTTATTTCTAATTCTGTCATACAAACAAAGCGTTCCGTCCGACTTTTTGACAGGGATCATATCTGCTACAAGATTACCTCCAGAATAAATCTTTGAGTAATATATTTTTCCTTTCAACCCAGCACCAGCAGCTTCACCATTTTTACTCATACAACCAATGTAAAATGGACTTGTCAAAACAAAGTTCCCTACTTCATCTAAATTGACCGTATTGTTTCCGAATGTTGCAGTTGCTCTGTTCTGCTTGATAACCCAGACATCTTCCCAGTATGGAGCACTTTTTGCCGCGCTGGATACCCCACCTCTAACAGCATAGAAGTTATCCGTCACTGTATAGCCGTACTTGTAGTTATTATCTCTTGCACCACAGATATGTATCGTCCCTGATTTGATATATAGCTTTGTCTCTGTATTCGTGTTCTGATCAGGCAAGATTTCTGTGTTAAAATAACAGTTTCCGTCAACGCTGAGTGACTCTAATTCCGTGTGACTCTCACCAGGTTCAATTGTATTCTCAGTAACATTAATAGTGCACTGTGCCGTATATCCGCCATCATCTGTTGTGACTGTAACTACAGATGTGCCGGCAGTTTTTCCAGTCACCATTCCATTGCTGACGGTCACATTTGAATTATTTGTGCTCCAATTAACTGATTGATTCGTTGCGTCAGAAGGTCTTACGGTAACTACTAATGTTACGCTTTCTCCCTTTTGTATATTTAATGTACTCTTATCGAGAGATACGCCAGTCACAGGAACAACAGTCGGAGTTACGGATGCAGCGACACGTCCTGCGCCAAGAAACTGAAGTTGTTGATCAATAACAGGACTGTAGAATGTACGATACCATGGTTCCGTAGGATGCACACCATCACCAACCCCGCTATTCGCGTTTCGCGTATATTTGCCTTTGTTTTTAGATGTCATTGCAATCTGGGCATACTTACGCATATCAAGATATGGCATATTCCATTTTTCACAAATTTCAATTGCTTTCGACATAATACTATTGATATAGGAGTTGTCTTTCGCGAAACTGTGCGGAATAATGTACAGCTTAACAGCCAAAGGGTACGTATCCATAATGTATTGTAGCGCACTCTCAAATGCGCCACAAAACGTAGCCGTATTATACGAAGCATCATATCCAGATTCGATTGATCCGATTGGAATACTATTATTGATGTCATTAACTCCACCGTCAAAAATGATCGCATCAGCTGCACCAGTGTAACTCCTAATCTGCGTTACGATCGGTGTGCGTTCTGGGTTGGATGTAATGGCAAAGTTCGCACCAGATTCGGCTTCATTAATCCAAGTGGCATCTGGATATTTTTCTTTTAACGGCTGCACGACGCCGGTGCCTTCTTTCCATCCCCAGCCAGCCATAATGCTGTCACCAAACGCCACAATTGTCTTCCCTTTGTACGGATTTATCACTTCTTCGCTCACTGAACCACTACCAGAGGCACCCCTTGGAATGCCAAGATTCAGCACAGGATTTTCTGCTGTTCCTACAATTGATGCAGTAGCGCGTTGTCCTGCTTCAAGCGTGTCGACTTGGCCAATTGTAAATATAGGCGTTGCACCCACTTCACCTTTAGGACCTTGCGGTCCAGTAAATTCTCCAGCGTTGACCATTTCTGAAATGTCTTCGATTGAACACAAGCGTCTTACATCATTGGCTGCAAATGCAATGTACAGGGCTTTGCCAGATGGAATGGACGGGTCATTACCAAGGATTGCGACAGGTTCCCCGGGGCGAACCTTTGACGTATCAAAATCGGCGTACATACCGCGCCGGAATTGTATTGTATATGTATCGGCCATATTAGACTTACCTCCTTATGAAAGGAAATTATTTTTTATGTAATCCTTTACGGAATCAAGATTTTTTTGCACATTGTCATCCATTACAAGGAAATTGCCCTTATTGTTCTGGCTAATGATACTTCCTGTGTTTTCGTCTACTTCTGAATAGGTATAAGCAATTCGACTTCCTTCTCCAGTGCTAAGATTCATAAAACTTGTTAAAATCTTCTTCATGATATTACCTCCATTTGATTGATAATGTTTAATCTGTCGTTAATAAGCTCTGATTCATAATCTGGTTCCGAGACCTCTGCTTCTTCTGACTCATAATTTGGTTCCGGGATTTCTATATCTCTTGCGTCTGTATAAGCCGTATCTCCCGGATCGGTAAATCGCATATGCTCATATTCAGCTTGTCTTGCTTTGATTTCGAACGAAAATTTAAGTCCCGGAGTTCCTTTTACGATAAAATAATTTTGCTCTTTCTCAGCTATCCAGCAGTTGCCCTCTCCTTCTCTTTGCAAGAACACATAATATTTAATGCCGACATTTGCAGATTCCTGAAAGATATCATCTATGTCAATCATGCAAGTCCCGTCATCCGATATTACAGATTCACCGATATCTCCAAAGAATGGGGTTGGCATTTCATAGCAGTAAAAGAGCTGTTCATCATAGTCTACCGTCGAAACTGATCTTGATTTTGTCCCGTTTACTTTCAGCTTCCCTCTGATAGAAGCATCTGCAAGGTCTGTCCCCGTACCGATGCTATAGAAATGACCACTGGCTTCTACGTGTGTGCCTGCTTTAACTTTTCCTGATGCTGAAACACTGCTCGCTGAAATGCTGCTCGCCGAAACGCTAGTATTAAACGAGGCTGAGCTTGCGTGTACAGTTCCTGTATAAAGATTAATTCCTCTGATTCGTGTTCCGTACAGTGTCCCGTACCCCGGTACATATACTCCTGTATTCGTCTCTGAATAAATCTCTCCAGATGAAGCGTCTAGTATTACTTCTCCATACGTGCCACTTGCTGAAAGCTTTTTATGTCCAACTTCCCATCCTGCTAATTCACCTGTGTTAATATAATCGGCATTCATGTACACATTGCCATTTGATAGATACAGACCTTTATTGTTGCTGTTATCGCTTAGCACATTAATAATCTCTTGTTTAGACATTTTTCCTATGTCGAGGTTGCTAAGTGCATTGTCTGTATAGCGATTCGCATTCGATAATGCTGTCGAAGCTTTATTTTCAGCAATGCTATATATTGTATCGCCGTTTGTTAACACAAATGTATTAGGCCTGAGCGTAACATTTCCGTAGTTATCAATCGCAAATGTTGATGTTCCAGAACTGTTTGTAACATTAATGTTTTTCAGATTAATTAAATCAGCTGAAATCTGGCCGGACTTAATATAAGAAGCATTTACATACAGATGCCCGTTCTGCATATAAATTCCCTCTTGTTTGCCATTGTCTGTCAGAGCATTAAAAACTCTTTCGAAATTGACAATTTTTTTAGCATCCAGTTCCTGCCAAGTACCATCAGTCCCAGAAAACATATATACCTGGCTTGTAGAGAAGTTCATGAATATCGAGCCGTCATGCTTTTTATATTCTTCGCTTTTCCACTCAGATGCTGGATAATTCTGCAATGTTGGCACATACGTGCCATAATAGTTCGGGATAGTCACATTGCTTTGAACTGTCCCATCCACAACATCCTTGGCAATTTGTTCAATAGTTCTGCTTTTCAGGGTAAAGTTTTCAACTTCTAATGTGACAGCACCTGTGTCGGCATCTATTCTTAATGTCGTATTCCCGTTATTATCTTTCGCTGTGAAGCCTCTTGTATTAATCCATTCTGATTGAATACCGATGGCATAGAGAATATTCAGAACGGCATCTCCATTACTATCAAAGCCGGCTTTCCATGTCTGACCGCCGTCTACTGACAAGAAGAATCCATCAGCACTTGTTTTATAAATTACTTTAGAATCAGCAAGTGTAGGCTTATCATGCCGGTACGTAATTACGGAATCATCTTCTTGTATTTCCTCTGTATAGAAGAAACCTAGCGTGTTTGCTGCAAGCTCGTTCATTTGTTTGAGCTTTACGTCATAGGCAGATAGTTTCTTTTCTATATCTTTTTTTGACTGCTCTACCGCTGCTTGCTGACCACCAATAAACTCACTTGCATCTTCTTCGGCGCTCTTTGCACTACAGCTCCATGATGTTGAGCCACCGAACACAAATTCTACATTAGTTACAAATGATCTAAAAACACGATTCTTTGTGTCAATAAATTCGACTGGATCGCCGAAAGTGGCGTATCCATTTGCGATTCCGTCACATGAGAAAGGACGCATTCGCAAACCGATTAATTGATTTCCAATAGCTTCGACTCCTGCCTGTGCATTTCCTGACAATAACTGATTATCAATAGTGATTACATAGCCGTCCTGACCCGACATATATTCGGTTTCGTCTTCTATGTATTTGACACCTGTTACAATAACATCGTCTACATCATATTGTAGATTCTGAATTGAAAATAACGCGTGATAGTCGTTATTGTTTAACGTACCACCATCAACCATAGTCCCTGTCGTCCACGGATTAAGTGTGCCACCATCCAGATTATCGCCACCTGTCCAATTTTTTACTGCTCCACCATCGTAAATAGTCGTATTGGTAAATGTCTTATCAAATGTAATAATCCTAAGTAAGTCATTTTCGTCGATTCTTGCATTTCCGCCGGCTATTCCGGCACACATTCCGATTACTGTACGATATGTCGCATTAGATGGCGCTTTCTGAATCTGAAAATCCGCATTTGGAAACACTGCATCTCCAAGAGTGATTCCACATTGCTGACAGCATTCCGAGAGCAGTTCCTTGACCGTACAAGGAAAAGACAGATTAGAATCATATGCCTTATCAGCGTTATGCATTTTATCTAAGAGAGAAAGACTTATTTCGCTTGCTGTTGCGGGCTTTTTCGATACAATGTAAGTACCTCTCTTTATGGTTTCTATCCTGTCGGATAACTGCACATTGAGAAAGATAACAAACCTTGCAGCGTTAAAATTATATCCGTCAAAACGCCCATCATCGTTTACTAATGATAAGCTTGCCGTTTTTGCGATTGCCACACCCACCGGAAAGTCCCCGGAGTCTGCTGAATCTACGAGATTATTTCCAGACAGATAAAAGTCTTTTTTGCCTAGCTTAAGAGTTGTGCCATTTGACAATGTAACATTTGCTGTCACGTAATAATTTCTGTTTGTAAGTGATTCTTTCTTTAACTGAGTAGATACATTTATCAAATCGGCTCAATCCTCCTTACATTGATAGACAAATCTGTCCACTTTTCTTCCCCATCTTTCAGAGTTTGCGCAGCCATGTTGAAATTTGATGCGTAGAATGTTCTGTCTATCCATCTTCCCGGAACAGTTGGGTCTTTATGGTGGAACGTGAATTGGCTTTTGTTAAGCACAGTATTTAGTATGGTAGCTATTTCAGCCCACGTAAGCTCGCCCCATTGCATGTCATACCCACCAATTGTTCCCATTGGTGTATTGTGCATAATCAAATCCTGACTTCTTTTAGAATCTTCCGTAGAAGTGGTTGCAAACACCGGCTTGTAACTGTCCGGTGCTCTTATAACAACGTTGTCTATTTTGAATTGTTCCTGTGCCATATTTTCTCCTTTATGCTAACTCAAATGGGTTTTTCCCATTCCGATTTCTTCTCATTTCGGCTTCACTGATAATAATATCTAATAATTTTCTGCCAGATGCATTGACTGTAACATTATAGGTATTTCCATTTCCCTGTCCTTTTCCTGATTCCTCTCGGACAATCTGACGCAACAGGCTTTCCGGTGCTTCCAGGTTTTTGCCTTTCTTCTGATCACCTAATACCGCAAGGAATTCTGACCTTGGCGGAATAACCGCGCCACTGGCCAGATATGGGATAGTTCCGATACGTGGAAATGTTGCATGAAATCCGATAGTCTTTGAGCCAAACGGTGTTGGAACAGTCCAAGGCCCAAAGGAAAATGCAGATTCAATTCCACCAATTGCATTATTAATCATCCCAACTGCATTATTAACAATGCTGATTGCCTGATTAATCGGAGCTTTAATAAAATCCACAATGCCTTCAAATGCAGATCTGACTGCATCTCTGGCGGCATTAAACTTATTGATGATAGCATTTTTTATCGCTTCTACTTTATTAGAAACAAATGTAGTTACATTTTCCCATACTTGGGATGTTTTATTCTTTACGCTATCCCATACGCTCGCAACTTTTGCTTTAATTGCATTAAATACTGTGCTGGCTGTGGATTTAAGAGAGCTCCAAAGGCCAGAAAGTGTCTTTTTGATTGCGTTCCAGATTGTTGAAGTCAATGCTTTAATCGCATTCCAAGCAGTACTGATGATGCTCTTTATTATACTCAATGCGCCTTTTGTTACGGTTTTAATTATCTCCCACGCACCTGACACAACATCTTTGATAAAACTCCATGCTCCATCCGCAATCTCTTTTATTCCCTGCCAAGCCAGTTCCCAGTCTCCTGTGAAAACGCCGACAAGAAAATCAATGATTCCGCTCAGTGTATCTGCTACATCACCAATTATTTTAATTAATGATTTCATAACTTTTATTGCTACGGTGCCTACAACGTTAATTATTTCTGCCACGACCGGAAGCAAATTCGCGATTATCCAGTTAATCAAAGGCACTAATACCGACTCCCACAGAAGTTTCAGAGAATCAATGAGTTTTCCGAGGAATGTTTCTATCTTTAAAATCGCATCCCCTAATGGTCCCTCTAATAGCCCTTTGAACTGTTCTGCCAGTCCTTGCAAAACTGGAAGAACATAGGTGTTGTATCCAGTTATCAGAGTCTCAAATATGCTTGATAATCCATTCGCTATAGAATCAAAGAACGGCTTTACGTGTTCATCGTATAACCTCGATATTGCGTCACTAAGATTTTGAACAACTATTAAGATCCCACTTGTTACAGTTTCTATTACTCCGAGGCTACCCTCGATTGCTGACTTTAAAATGTCCTCGTTGTCGATAAAAGGCTGCGCGATCATGTTAAGGATATCTCTGCCAAGTTTTGCAGCCGTTTCCGTAAGAACCATTCCGATTTCAGCAAAGATTCCGATTAAATCTGCTGTGATTTGTTGCGCAGTTTCTCCGCCGAAAATTGAGAAAACATCAGCGAAGGCGACTGCAAGATTCCCTGCGATTTGCGAAATTTCAGAGCCGATATTGAACATATCTATCAGATAGTTCTTTATTCTTTGCGTGTTTCGCTTTAAAAACTTTTCGATTCCGCCTATAATGTTTTGCGCAATTGTTAATCCGATTCTGGCAAATGAGCCAGCAACTTGTCCAATTGCATACGCGTATGAGTCCAAGAATTTATTTGCTGCTTTAGTGACTTCCGGGTCGGCGAAGATATCCTTTAAGGATTTCCATATAGAATCAAGGTCTTTCTTTATTCCGTCAAAAATCGGCTCGTAGTCTCCTAACCCATCCCAGAATCCTTTTGCGATTAACTTAGCCAACTGTTTAAATCTGTCGATTATCTTTTTTAGCGGTTTTGACATTTTATCAAGAACTGTCTCACCCTCTGCCAACTTTCCATAATCAACATTTTGTACAGCATCTTTCATCTGGTCTGCAAGTCCGCCGGTTGTACCCGGCACTTTTGACGATGAATCCGCACTTTTATCCGTTGAGTAATTATTTATTTCGTCGAGAGGACTAAGATATCCTTTTGCCGCCTTAGTAGCTTTCTTGGTTGCGTCCGCTGTATCATTTGTTGCATCTGCCAGCTTTTCGGCATTGTCGGCAGCATTTCCATATTGGTCTGCCGTATCAGCCATTGCATCTGTCCCGGCAAGACCTGCGCCACTCGCGCCTGTCTGGCCAGATGATTTCTTTCCGGTGATTAACTCCGTAAATGACTTGAAGGCATTTGCCAGAGTTGCTAACTTACCGAGCAAGATATTAATAACTTTCAGAACAGGAGTGAAGAGATTGATTAATCCCTGTCCAACTGTCGCCTTGAGAGATTGCAGCTGTAACTGCATTACTCTTACCTGGTTCGCCCAGCTGTCTGAAGTACGGATGAAGTCTCCAGATGCGGCAGACAACTGTTTCTGTACAAAAGCCAGACGAAGAGCCACTTTCTCCTGCTCGGTCATAGCAGATGTGGTTTTCCCGTATCCATTAGCCAATGCATATTCATCAAGTGCATTTTGAGTCATTACAACCCCAATATCTTTTAATGTTTCTGTTTCACCAGAAAATACAGACTTTAACTTGATATATGCTAAATCCTGACTAATATTGTAAAAAGAAGCTACATCTCCTGCTAACTGGGTAAGCTGTGTTGACATATCGTAGGCCTGTGATTCCGTAAAATTAAACTGTTTTGCCATTGATCCAAATAAGCCTACATATTTTTTTGCCATTGTTTCTGACAAGCCTGCTGTCTTTACTGCTTTTTTTGAAAACTCGTTAACTTTTTCAGTCATATTTGGAAAAACTACATTCACAACACTTTGAACTTCGTTTAAATCTGAACCAAGTTTTGTACACTCTTTTCCAAACTGCGCCAGTTTTCCAATTGCGAATACTCCGCCAATTAGTACGCCTAATTTCTTTACTACGCTACCAAGCCCATTGAATGATTGCCTAATTGCTGATACGCCGTTTTGCACGCCTGATGTGTCCATTCTGGTATCAATAATGACTGAGCCATCAGCAGCCATGTGTCCACCTCCTAACTATTTGAGGTTCAACATCTCATTCAGCTTATCTTTATAAGCTTGCTCCTCGTCGCTGAGACGTGTTTTTATGTCAATAATATTCTTATTTTCCTGATAGAATTTCTTTTCCCATTTATCGAGCTTTTCACCCTTCGCCTTTTTAGAGCGGATTCCAACAACTGTATTGAACAGGCACTCGCCGGATTCCATGAAGTACCCGAAGAACGTCCACCAGTGCATATACGGTACCGACCTGATTTCTTTACCGGCAACTTTGTTTACAGCCGGAACGATCATATCTCCATCCTGTTCCCAGTCCATCAAACGGGGTTTGGATTTGTTCGGGCTATCATCGAATTGACCACAATCAATAAACTCGCAAGCTTTCTGACAAGCTTCTGTAAGATGTTCCAGGGGTATGCTTTGCCAGTCCTCAAACAAAATCTGTAACATAACAACAGCTTTCGCCTGTTCGTCCAATTCTGGGTCATTCATGGCGACCAGAATATCAATAATTACTCGAAAATCCGTTCTGATAGAAAAATCCACCCCACTGATATTTAGTGAGGTGGGTAACTCATAGGCGGTCATTTTGTATACTTCTCCGTGTACTTATTGACTACTTCCTGCATTTTTTTCTTTCTCTTTTCAATTTCCGGAGTAAGCGCTTCATTAATTTTGTCCAGAACGATATAGGCAAAAACCTGACCATTTCCAAAAACAGTTGTTGCGGTAATTGGTTCTTTGAATAAATCCTTAGATGCTTCGTATCCGAGCATATAATTGATTCTATCCTCAATCTGCTTATTGATCTCCGCCATCTCTTTGCTGGAAGAAACATTCTTAACAGATTCCTGAGCCTGTTCAAAGAAAGTTTCCAATTCTTCCGCTCTTGCTGCAACGTTAATGTCAGTAGGGTTCAGCTTAAATGAAGAGAACACTTCACCCTGTTTGTTTGTGAATGTGAAAAGAAGAAATCCATCATCAATGTTTGTGTTAATTGTTTTTGCCATTTTCTATACCCTCCTAAAAATTATTCGCTGTCAGCTGTAAATGTTCCTGAAGTAATGTCAAATTTTCCTTTGACACGTTCTCCAACGTAGTTCACTGTAAACGGAATCTGATATCCAGATGTATCACCGCCGTAGGATGTCGGCACAACATGGCAATCCTGCTTGTATGCTTCGTATTTACCGGCTGTTGCTTCTTTCCAGAGGTGCACTTCAACTGCACTTGTTTTCAAATTATCGTCTTTAAGACGTTCATCAACGATCTGCTGAAGCTTTTCGAACAGATCTGATGTAGTATCTGCATAGAACGGATCAGCGTCAGAAGAAGCTTCGTAGCCATTGTGTTTAAATGTGGATTCTCCAAGAATGTTTTTAGATGTTTCAGTGTCTGGATTGAGTTCTACATTGTACTCTTCCAGGTCTTTTCCAAGACGCTCATATTTCGGCGTCAGTCCTCCGCAGAGGGAGCCTGCGTCGATATAATGAGCCATATATTTACGGTCAATTTTTCCTGTAACTGGCATAGAAATGTCCTTTCTGCCTATAACTTTAAAAGGCTGTGTAGGTTAGCGACTATCTCCAATTGATAGCCGGTTGTTACTTGTTATATTGCTTCGTAAGTATTTTCGTAGCGCACCGACAATGGTAACAACCAGTCCTGTACGCCGCTCTCCTGCGGTTCTAAACCATAGGAGTTGTCACGTGTGATACGTTTTATCACTCGCCCCTGTGAAAGCTCTGGAAACACATTTAAACGCGTCTCAGAGCCATTTATAATAACTGGTTCCCGGCATATCCATTTACCGAGATTGTCAAGGAACTTCTGAACAGATAGTTTCTGCCTTTCTTTGTCAGATGCTGTACGATATACCACGTAAAATGGGTACTGACATACCTGATGCATCGTTCCGCAAACGTCTTCTTTCTCTGAATAGATCAACGCCCCGTTGTCTGCCGAGAACGCAATTCCTGATTCTTTGCCGAGTTCTTCAAACTTGATTGTTTCATTTTCGTATAACCCTGGATACTGGTTTAGAAGTGCTTTCATGGCATCTGTCAGAATCTCATATCCAGTTGCATCTTTTCCGATAGGTTTATCCGCCATGTCTGCCACCTCCTGCCTGTGCTTTTACTTTACGAATCCATGTGTCGCCGTATTGTCGTTTAGCGGCATCGAACCACTTTGCTTGTGCCTGTGGGTGAATTTGTTTGGTGTATTCAAGATTTTCCTTTGCGGCTGTCTGACCAGAAAACTGACTAACAAGAACTTTCTTTGCTCCACGTCTTGCGTAGGGACTTCCAGTTGCTTCATCAACCATTCCTTTCCCCTCGTACAGAAAACGCCCATAAGGAGCCGCCGCCGCGCATACTTTCCCAGTTCCTTGCAAAGATGTACTCTCAACTCTTGTCCGATTGATAAAATTTCCGGTAATCATTGGCATAAATGGAACCATGCTGTCCATAACCATTCCGTCAAGGAGATACTGGGCTTCTTGATACTGTCTGGAAAACCTGTCCATATTCAGCTTGATTTTCATATCTCCATCGACTATGGAGAATCCTTTGAAATGATGAATCTTACTCATATTACTTACCCAGAATCTCAAAATGTGGAATCAGCGTATACGGACCGCCTACACTGGTAATCTTAAACACGTTGTCCTTGTTCTCATTCATGTACTGGTAGAATCCATTCCGATAATCACCATCAGATACCGTTCCACCAGTCCACTCACCCTCCCAGAAGAATGATTCATCTGAGAATGTAATAGTGTCTTCCAGAGCGTTGTTAATCTGCCTTTTCCACTCTTTAGGCGGCACCCATGGAAGAATCTTGCCGTCTTTGTCAGTAATGGTTATATCGCCGTTCTGGACGGTATATCGGATGTGTAACTGTGCGTTGTCAGTTGCGTCTGGCCCGTACTTTTTAAGGATTGCTCCTTTGTCCGTAATCAGGTCAACGCCAGATAAAACATGAGGATACCAGTACGCATCTCCTGTCGTGGCTGATTCATAATAATCAAAAATCGTCACAGTTTTGCTATACATGATACCCTCTCCTTAATCATTCTTTCTGTACTGTCTGCTTAATAACCTGATTTACTCCGGTTGCTGACAATCCGTTAAACATACCAACCGCAACTGCCGTTATATAGTCCGTTGCCGGGAAATCCGGGATAACTCCCATCCCGACTGCTCCGAGAATCCCACCAATAACCGCCATAATCACCGGGATCCATTCATCAGAGACTCTTTTTGATGCTTTACATCCCATTCCCACGATGTAGCAAATCATAACGATTGCTATACATGAGCCTAATGTTGAAATGTCCATTATTCAGATACCTCCTTAAATTCTTCTTCAAATTCATCCTTTATCATTGTATCGAAATATCCTTCTTCATCACGCAAGACGTAGTCTCCAGGCTCTATGAGTACCGAATCAACCATTTCGCCATTTCTAAACGGAGCAGGATATGTAGAAATCTCAATGTGAGGTGGGTTAAGATTGTTATTAATTTTTACTGAATTGCCAACAAACTTTTCAATTTGAGCTATGCTTTCTGGAGTGGTAAAACATTGAATAGCTTCAACTATAGTCGGTTTTATTCGTACATATTTCATACTCACACCCCCGCATACAAAATTGGTATCCCATCATCCGCCCTTATTCCCATCAGAAGCGGCAAAGCTGCCTTTAAGAGTAAGTCGTTCGTTTTCTGTACATCTCCGGCGGCGGCATACACTGCACTCCATTCCTTTGCACTTGCTCCAATCTGCTGTGGCGTTGCGTAAGAGATGGATTCACTGCCAGAAGATACAGATGTTACAATGCCTGTTGATTTGCCACCGACATTTGTGTCGGTCACATTTGCTGATGCCTGATTGATAGCATTCTTCTCGGCAAGATCAATCTGATACATTAATTCAGCCAATGAACAGACTGCCTTTTTGATACGCTTCTGTGAGCGTTCGTTTGTTGGCAGTCCGTCCACCAACCTGTCAAATGTCATTGTATCCACAAAATCACTGGCTCTTTTTGCCAGTCGTGGAAAGTCGGTTTCTGGCACGACATTGCCGAATGATTCTGTATAGAATTTATAATCTGCATAAGCCATGCCAGTCACCCCCTACGTTTATGATTTCGCTGTTACGCTTGCACTTCCGGCATTCAGTGCCTTGTATGTTCCGTCACACTCAACCACTGTAATCTTCTGCCCGGTTGCTGCCTTAATGTCGGCTTTTCCGTCCCATGTAGTCCAGTTTCTGAGATTCTGGCCATAAGTTACAGCTGTTTCAGATGCACCAACTTTGTACTTGTACACATTGTTAGCGTTTTCTTTAGCCGGGTTTACAGTGATTTTTGTATCACCAGTTGCTGTTCCTGCCGCAGATATTACTGTCAGAGTGCCAAGCGTTGGTGTCTCATCAATGGCAATTACTGCGATTGCATCAATGTACTCCGCAAAAAGAGTCAGTCCCATAACTGCGAACGCTTCGGAAACTGCTGTGTGGTAGTTGCCCTGAGTGTGGAATCCGATCAGGTTTGTCTCGCCAGATACGGTGTATACAAGCCCTGCTCTTGCGAAGTCAGATTCGTTCGGGTCAACATAATACAGAACGATGTTCTCGACAGGTGTTGCAATAACCTGTCCTCTCGGGATTTCGCTGTCAGACAGTAAAAAGATTGTGTTGAATCCCATAAAGTCTTTCATGTACTGAAATCCGAACTGGTTCTGAATAGTAATTTCAGCTGCTCCGAGGTATTCATATACGTCCAGAATGTTGACAAATCCAGCGACGCCAGTCACATTTCTGTGCATCTGCTTGAATTTGTTCTCAACACGACCCTTAGCCATTGCCAGAGCCATCTGGAATGTAGTTTCTGTGGAAGTAAGTGTACCGGTTTTCAGATAGTCATAGAATCTTCCGGTAACATCAGTCTGAAGCTGGAAAAGGAATTCATCATCGGTCATCTGAACAGCGTTCTCGTAACCGTGATCCTTAATCGCTTCGATAGATACAGCCTTTGCGTACTTCTCGATAGTCATTTCCGCATAGGGTTTTTCTTTTACAACGAATTTGCTGTAAGGGATTTCCTCGCCCTCACCAACTTTTCCGCTCTGTAAAGTACCCTCTGCATATTTTGATTTAAGAACCGCTCCGGGCGTCTTTTTGATTGGACGCATGATACCAAGTATTTCACGTAAGTGTTCCCAGTTTCTTTCGAATCTGGTAACAAAATCAATCTCACGTGCTTTTACCTGAATATCATTTGTCATAATAAGATTAGCTTTTGCTGCCATATAAAATCCTTTCTACCCATAATTAATTATTAAGGCATTGGGTTAGCGGCTATACTCTGGTGTATAGTCGGTGTAAAAAATCACTGGAATAACTGGATGTTCTGAGCAATTGCAGCCTGTCTCTCGGACGGGTCTTTGATCGCTTCGATATCTTTCTTTGTCATGCTTCCCGGTGTCTGCTGCTGTCCAACGTGAGTGGTAAATCTTGCCTGGTTCTGCTGAGCCTGCTGCTGAGATTCGTCCACAAAAGCGGATGCATCAGACTGTTTCATCTGCTCAATCAGATCATTTAATCCGAGAATTTTGCCGTCTTTCAGCTTTAATCCTGCTTCTTTGATGTCTGCCATGACTGATTTCTTTGCCGCTTCGCTGGAAAACTTAACGTCATCGAGTGCCACTTTCAGAGCATCCGAGAAATCACGGTCGTAGATTTTTGCATTGAATTCTTTCTCTGCATCTGCCGCTTTCTGTTTCCAAGTCTCTAACTCGCTTTTAATATTTGCCGGGTCGATACCGTCAAAACTTTTTAAGGTTTCTTCTGCTGTCTCAGCACGTACTTTCCAGTCATCACGTTCTCCCTCGACTTTTGACAGAGTTTTTGCAACTTCCTTTGCATTCTTGTAATTCTCAGAGAGTGCTTTCTTTACATCTGCCTGTTTATCCTCCGGGATTTCAATTCCAAATGATTTTAAAGTGTCAATAAGTTTCTGCATAACATCCTCCTGGTCGTGTTTATTGACCTGCCGCCGCAGGTAAATGGATTAAGCCAGTTAGACCACTGGCAAGGTAATCGGAAAGGCAGGAATCGAACCTGCGACCTCACATTTACAGTGCGATCTACCACTGAGCTACATTCCATGCCGCCTATAACGGCCAACCCTCTAAAAAGAAACTGGGGTGAATTTCACTTCTTTCGCTATAGCGTAAATCCACCTGAGACATAGACCACCTGTATACAAACAGCTTAACTCTAAGCGGATTAAAGCGGAGCGCCCGGAATCGAACCGGAGACCAGAGTGCGACTCTGTCAGTTTTCCACTAGCGTACATTCCACATAACCCGGATTCCCGGGTTAGCAAGGTGTTTAACGTGTCATGCCTGCCACGAGTTGTTTCGGATATTTATTTCTTTTTTAAAAGAAAAGTATGAATAACAAAAACCTTAATCAAGGAGGTGAGCCATCTTGCGTGCCAGATGGCAAATACGCACGACAGGATTCGAACCTGTTCAACTTTCCGTTAAAGCGTGCGTACCAGCTACTAAATTAAAGAAAGGAGGATTAAAACGAAAATGTCAAAAACAACCGTTTTACTTGTGCTTCCTGCTGCACAATTACATTATAACAGATTTCTTTTAACTACCTCTCTACCACTTTTGTGTTTTTAGAGCATATCACGGAGTTTTTCTACGTATCTCTTGACAAGATCACGTTCTTCCCGGCACTCTGCATCCTTGGACATATCACTCATTTCTGTTGTAAGTTCGTCCAGATGTTCTTCCAATGCGGCGAGCATCTTTCTTTTGCAGTCTTCAGACTTGCCGGAACGATAGCTCTGTTTCTGTGTCATATAGTCGTCATAAGCATCTCGTCCGTCAGAGCGGCTGTAATGTCCTCTAACATAATGCTCACCACGTCTGGCATAAGAACTGCCTCGGTCATAATCCGGCATCATTCTGCCGTCATTTGCGCTGTATCTCCCCATGCTGTCGCGCTTTCTTCCGCGTTCGCTGTAATCGTCATTGTATCCGCCACGCATCTCATCAAGGACAGTGTTATAGTACTCCACTTTCTTGTCCCAGTACTGCGTGTTCTTTATGTCTTTGTACATATCAATCAGTTTGTATGTCATTTCCAGATTTCCAGTGGTCAGTCCATTATCAGCGATTTTGGACAGTTCGTCTTCAATTCTTGCACATAAGTCTTTAATGTCTCTCATAATCGCACCTCCTACGCTTCTCTGGTCACAACAATATTTGCGTTCGCAACAGATATTGCCTGATCGCTTGTGTTCTCTACTGCGATATTAACGCAACATCCGCGAGGCACATCAATATAGATACCTGCGGACACATTATTGTACTGATTTACTGCTGCCGGTGTGGAAATCATCTGAGAAGAAAGAACCGGCTCACCAGAAATCGCAATAGCCAGTGAGATAGCTCCGACAGTACCGCCTGTTGGAATTGCGATATTACCGGAGAAATCCACGAAGAATCTCGCTTTGCACTGATTAGTCAGTCCTCTCAGTGTAATAATTCCACTTCCCTCTCTGTGCTGAATACAGTTAGAACCTTTAACTGCTGTGTTTGAAAATACTACATTTCCATTTGCTGCTACCGTCTGAGCAGCTACATTTGTAAATTCTGCCATAAAAATACTCCTTTCATATCACAAAAGGACAGGTCTCAGCCTGCCCCTCTGTGTAATACGGCATAAGCCGACATCCGAAATCAATCGAAAGATACTCTCGATATGAAGTTATCAGCAATTACATCCAGTATTGCATCCGCATCCACATCCGTAATATGTGTTCGGGTTAGGAACCTGATATGCCGGAATCGGTGCTGGATTAATCGCATTAATGAGCTGCTGTGTCTGAGAAGCCATTGCAGTTGTGAGAAGCGCACTCTGGCGATCCTGAGAAGCGGCGCGTCTGAGATCATTGTTTTCAGCCTGTAAGGAAGAAATCTTCTCGTTGCACAGGTAATCAAGGATTGCCCTTGTTCCGGCGTTCTGGCTGTCGATAATGTCTCTTGTGTTACTGTTCATGGTGTTCTGCAATGCACAGGTATTCTGTGCCATGTTATAGTTTATGCCCTGAATTGCTTCTCTGGTTTCGCAGCAGCAGTTTGCAAGCTGTGCCTGGAGCGCATTGGTATTCTGCATATTTGCTACAGTGTCAGCGTTAATAGCCTGCTGAATGCCAAAGCCGGTCTGCATGATGTTTGTGTTGATTCCATTAAATCCGGTAAGCATACCATTATTCATGGCATAGAAGCCATCACAGAGACCATTGTTGATTCCGTCAAGTTTGCTAATTACAGCGGAATTGTCGAATCCTCTCTGAATATCCGCCTGAGTAGCTGCTGTGGCTGCATATCCGCCGCCGTTTCCATTATTGCCCCATCCGTTGTTTCCCCATCCGAAGAAAGCAAAAATGAATAAAACAATAATCCACCAGCTACCATCTCCACCAAACATGCCGTCATTATTTCTACCGTTTCCAGTAGCAGCAGCAATATCTGCTAAGCTATAATTTCCATCCATAATATAATCTCCTTTTTGTGTATTTACATCAATCTGGCCAGATTGTAATGTACTATTTCATGTTATTCAGCAGATTTCGGAACTGCCCTGCCATCTGTTGAACCTGGTTAAGCTGTTGCTGTGAAATCCTTCCTGACTGCAACATTTTCTGTACTTCTTCTTTTGGGTTCCCTTTGTAATTCTGTTTAAACTGCATAAACTGCTGTATCATCTGCATTGGTCCGTTTCCCTGTGGCATCCCACCGCCAAGTGCGTTAAATAATGGATTACTCATCTGCATTTCCTCCCTTGACTGCTGATTCCTGCACGGTATTAGCCCTAACAGGTTCAGAAAAAGAATTTAATCGATTTATGATAACTTCGTATTTGCCTTTCAGTTCATCGTATTCCTGTCGAGTAACATATTTACTGTCCATGTTCTGAACAGGCTGTTTAGGCGGCATCTGAGTGCCTATTTCGTGATACTCAAACGTCCGTAATGGCTGTGGCATACCGGAAACGTCTGTGGATTTTATGTAGAATTTTTCACTTTCACTGTCCATCAGCAAAACACTTGTCCCGGGCGCTACCAGATAGGATTTTGCACCGACTTCACCAGATACCCACAGGATACCATTGTTATTCTGCTGGGGCTGTTGTACTGGTTGAGCCGGCATCTGGACAGGCTGTTGCTGAAACTGGTTCATCTGTCCCGGAACGCCAAAACTATATTGATAAGGATTGTTATATAATGCCATCTTATACACCGCCTTTCTGATTATATTTTTGCATGAAAAAGAATTAAAAAACAGACCGAAAAAGTATCGAAAAAGTATTGACATACCACCAATTTGGTGGTATTATATAATCATCAAAGGAACGGAGGAAACAGAAATGAAGAAATACAACTTATCAAAAATCATGAAAAGAGCATGGGAACTGGTTAAAAAGTCAGCATTAACTATATCCTCCGGTCTTAAGAAAGCATGGGAGGAAGCGAAAACAATGGCAAATTATGTATTAGAAGTTTTTGACAATCAGAAAGGGTATAAAATTCCTTGGAAAGAGCTTGAGAAAATGCTTGATACAGTTTACCCCGATGGCGATCAGGGTAACGGATGGTATCAGAAATGGAATTGCAACAACTGGGCAAAAGCGGGCAAGGATAGAACCTATATCTCTTTGAGAGAATATAGGAATTCTAAACTGAGAGCTGAACATGCTCTTGGTTACTATGACAACATTAATGGCACATATGTTGTTACAGACCGATACAAAAAAGTAACAGATGTCATTGAAAAATTTCAGAGCAGATAGGAGATTGATTATGGAAAATATGCATTTAGAACCTATAACAAAAGAAATTTTGGAGATGCTTGCCAAATATACATTTACTCCAGAAAGAAATTTCGGAATTTATGATAACATCTCTATCTCTGGAGATGGAGAATACATTGAATTTTACGGAGAAACCGTCAACAAAGAACCAGTTTATGATAAACATGGTGAATTAATGGATTATAATTACAGTGTAAAATCTATGGCAAGAAGATATCGTCGTGATAAATTCAGTGGCGAATATTTCGAATATTAGGAGAATTTATGACTATATCAGAAATGCGTGAACGGCTAAAAGTATCTCGAGCGGAGTTCTCAAGGAGGTACAACATACCAATTAGAACGCTCGAAAACTGGGAATCCGGAAAAAGCAAATGTCCGGATTATGTGAGACAGTTGTTAGAGCGAGCTGTCTTGGAAGATTCAAAATAAAACTGCTAAAAACTTACAAGTCAAGGAGGAAAAAAGATGAAAAAATTTGAATTAAAACAGGTGGCGCGGAGCAATTCCGAAAACTTCGGATGTGCCAAAGTTACAGCAGATTGGTTGTGCGGCACAGAGGCCCAGAAAGAGAATTTTATAAGTTCTCTGGATGAAAACTGGGTGAGAATCCCGGTGGAACTCGTTGACGAAACCGCCGAACAAAATTTTATTTCATATGCGCGAGCATAAATAAATAAGCCCCTAGGAGATATTCCCGGGGCTTTTATCGTTTCCTTAACACACTTTAATTATTTTATTGTTTACTCTCCGGCTCAATCGTTTCGCCGTGGATATACTCACGTTCATCTGCTCAGCGCAGTATTCGAGAGTGCGTTCCTGACATCTTAGACGAAACAACTTTTCTTCGTCCGGTGTGAAATTACACTCTATCAAGAACCTGTCTATATCTTTCTTCGTGAACACATATAATTTCATGAGCATACCCCTTACTAATGCTAACGTTGATTCTGTGCAAGATAATTTGTAAGCTTCTGTTTTGTTTTTTTTAATTCTTCTACATTATTCCCACTAATCTGACTATCCAGCATGGTCGACAACACTTCCAGAATTAATGAATCTCGTTCTGCGATTCTCCGAAGACTTTCATAATCTCGTCTATCATGTTCTTCCAGTGTCTCTACTCGCTTATTAAGTCGGAATGCCGGGGTAATCCATTTAAAGATTACGGCTGCCGCACCTCCGACAATAGACACCCCTCCGCAGATAGAAAGGAAAATCTGTACAAATTCTGATATGCTCATTTAGCTACTCCTTTTCCCAGTAGTATACCGGGACTTCATTTCCGGAATCCCATGTATCATAATATTTACCATCTTGTACTGTCACCACATGACCATCTATGCAGAGAATGTATGTACCTGTCGGATGATCTGCACAAAAATCATTGACTGTATAAATATACCGTTCTGATTGTTCAATCAGTTTGCGTCTGTATCCATGCTTATAAAGATACGCTCCCCAGACATAATTTGCACTTGGCATATCTGACAGAGCGCATGCCTGTATCATTAATCCGGTAAAAACCGTTTCCCAATCAAGCCCGGTTGCCTTACATATTGCCCGGACAACGCAATCTCCCGTTCTCTTGTCCTTAACAGGATTAGGATTGAAATATTCCCATCTGTCCATCAGTCAATCCCCTTTGCTGTTTTATATCTCTTTGCCGCTCCTCTGGATTTTGCAGCATTCTGGCGGTTCCATTTAGCAATCATGAGTCGGTCTTGCAGCTCTCTTAGATCATTGTCTTTGCAGTAATCTTTGTATGCAGCATTTTGTTTCTGCAAAAGATAAGACTTCCGGTCAAGGTCTTGCTGTAATGCGAATTTTGCCTGTTCGTCTTTGCAGTTATCAACCGCCGCTTGCATTCCAAGGACTTCACGCTTTGTTTTTCGGATTCTTCGCTCATAAGTGCGCTGTCGCTGTTCTTTTTCGTACTGTTTACCTTTGTTGGCTTTGTCCTGCGCTGATAGTTCTGTATAGGGATTAAATTCTCCATCACTGGCTCCAAAACTATGCCGACAGTTGACCCCTGACAATCCACTCGCCGTTCCATATCCGGTCAATGAGAACGGTGGAAATTTCTTGCTCTTGCCAGAACGAGAGTATATCTTGCCTTGCCACCATGAGTGGTTTCCGGGATTCTCACCGCCGTCACCTGTTCTGGCTCCCATGTGAGCACTGACCAGAACTAAATCCCAGTTCATTTCTTCCATGCGTTTTAGAGATATATCTCCCGTAGCCTGAGCCACGCCGGTCCTGACAGAACGTGCTACTGCTGTTTCAATCGTGTCTTTTCTGCCAGATGGATATGTGACAGTAACACCATCACTCACAACGTTATTAACCGCCTCTTTGATGGCTTGCGTATATCCAACTGCCCCAGTCATTACATGATTATATGCAAGGTCGCACTGCTCAATATAGAGCCTTTGAGCGGCACTTGCAGTTGTTCTTGTAAAGTTCTTCCACTCTCCCATAGTCGCAAGCATATTCCGCTCCATGAGTCTTATCATAGCTGGTGACTGTTCGAGCGGTACAGGGCTTAATCCTGCCGCCTTGTATATCTTGTCATCATAATCGAGAGCAGTGATTCCAGCATCTTCAAACGCTTCAAGAAGCTCCTGCCGTTCACGTTTGGTGTATCTGGATAATTCTGTCAGAATATCCTCTAACAGTTCACCCGATTCCTGTAGTGTTCTGATTCTCCACGCATCGGCATTGGTCAGAATATAATCTTCACCTCTGCCGATTCTTGACATCATTCTCGACACGATCTCAGAGATGATATATTGATGCAGCTCTTCTGCAATTTGTTCACTGCCCTCTGTAATTTGTCGTAGATATTCAGGACTAAGTATAGTATATCACCTCTTTTGATAAATGTTGTGGTACATGTTTTGAAAATATGCTACAATCAACCTATTAAGGAGGTGTCGCAAAATGTTTCTAAAATTAAAAGTCTATTGCACTTGTAATTGCAACTATTATGTAAATGAACAAATTAACACGGAAAAGGTAATTTGTCCAAACTGCGGCAAGGAACATCCGTCTTCATCACAAATTATATCTATGCTTCGTATGGCTAAGTGCATTAATGATGGCAATGTTCCTGGTGCAAATACAGTGAGGACATTTGCTGTATCCAAGCAAGAAGATTCTGGCTGTTAATAATGTCGCTGCAAAGTGGAGAGGAGTTTTAATCCTCCCCACTTTTTTTACTTAATTCACTAAACTCTGCTTTAGTTAAGCAACCATATACGACTTAATATTGTTAATGGTGGCTTGACTAATTCCGATGCTCAAAAGATAACTAATAATCTTATCATTAAATGTTACCCCATTGAAAGTTTTAATATAACTTACCATAGATACATATTGAGCAAACTTCCTAGACGTATTCGGATTATCAGCCTTATAACTTGCATACGCAAATTCTGTAAGTTCATAATCTTTTGCTATATCGGATTCGCTCACACCTAAAACACCTAGAATCAAAAAAGCAAGTGTTCCAGTTCTATCTCTACCAGCTTGGCAATGGAAATATATTGCATTACTTTTTGATAACTTTTCTTCAATTTTTTCAAAAATAGATTTTATTAATCCTTTTGTTATAGTGTCTTTCAAACCTGTATCATATGGTTGAATAGGATAACAATTATAATCAACAAGAGCACCAATAGGCGATTTTGTATTACCAACATCCGTTCTTAAATCAATGTCAGTTTTTATTCTTATTCTATCAAAAAGTTCTTTTTTACCTTCATGTGTTAATTCCACACCGCCTCCAGTATCATCAAGTTCGCAACCTCTAAATAATAATCCATATTTAATTTTACCATTTGGCGTAAGCCAACCACCTAAATCACGAACATTTTTTAATCCGTCAATTTTTAACATATGCACTTGTCCAATAGTGGTAAAACACCCTTCTTTAATTACAATTAAATTGTTGTCAAAATCAGTACCACAAACTTTATAATAATATGTTGCATTTGGGATTAAATTATATACAGCAAAATCACTTATTCCACAAGGAATATCATATGATTTCACGGTAACTGTATCAGCAATAGGAATTAATTTGTTTGTAGAAATATATAATATTTGATTTTTTATATCTCTATTTAATTTCCATTTAACAACCATTGGAAAACCACAATCTTTTCTATAATAAACAGATGGTGCAGAATATGTACCAACTTGTGTTATTGTGTATTCTTGATTTGTGTAATCAACATCTTCAACAAAATCTCTGACCTGTGGATTATCAATGTTTATATTGGTTAATTCATTTCCAATATTATCTGTTGAACAATTTAACACATAATTATCCAAATAAGGTAATGGATTACCCTCGTTTAACTGCCATTTTTTTATATTAGGAATATCCGAGCCTTTTCCTGTGGAACGAAGTTGAAATCTTAGATGATTAGTGTTTTCAATAGTTGTAAATTTAAAATATTTTGAAGAATTATTAATGGTGTTACTTACATAACCTATGAACCTCATATCTTTGTCATAAAAAATAACACTTAACTGTAACTCATAAGGGATAGATTCACTACCATTTGAAAAGGTGTATTGAGTATTCGGAAGAACATTAATAGTTTCATTTGTTGCCGAATAATTATCATTATTATCAAGAAACAGTTCACCGGCGTGAGAGCTTGTAAGAGGGATGAATGCTCGAGGTAAAAAATTAACATCAAAAATGTTGTAAGTTTTAACATACAAATCTTCCTTTAGTGAACCAGTTTCCTCTTTCAGTGAAGCAACGTCCGTCTTGTTCTGCTCGATCTGCTGCGCCTGTTCTGTTGTAGCTCCGGGCTTGACTGGATTCTTTTCAAGGTACTCATTTACTGCATTCTTGATTTCTTCCGGCGAGATTTCACCGCCCATTCCTTTCAAACATAATTCGTATAAATACTTCTCTTTTCGCGTGATCGGTTTCGGGAGTTCGCCCGTGTAATCACCCGTCAAGTACGCAAGATATTTTTCTTCCCTTGTTACTGGTTTATCTGCCATCTTTTTACTCCTCTCCGAATAATGTTGGCTCGTCTGGTTGAGCTTCTTTGACCATTGCTTTCGCATCGTTTTCCGTCATTCCCTCAAATTTCACGAAATACAGCCATGCCGGAACTTTTCCAGTTGTCACATACTGCCACCATCTTGCACGATCATTTTCACGCACATATAGGATGTCTCCGAAATCGTAATTTACTTCATAAACCCCAACAGGTGCAAGCCCGTACAGGTCAGCGTAGACATTCAATGCGTAAATAACTTCATCCAGACAAGATTCCAACTTATCCCTTACATCCTTGATAAACTGCACTGTCCTCTGTTGTTCCGCTTCTACTCCTGTAGCCGTCTGAATGCCGCTAGATTCGTTAAAAACAAAGTAGCCGTTGGAGAATCCAATCTTGTACCCTAACTGGCTTAAAAGGGCATTTATGCCGGCTATACGGGTATCTGTGTTGAGCTGTGGATTGATTTCTTGGTAGAATTCTTTCTCGTCCTGTCCGAATACATTCTTGACAAAGTGCGGTAAGCTCATCTCATTTCGCCTGTGCTCCATACCCTGTGGCGACATGGCTGACACAGGTGTACCACTTGGCGTCAGTAGTCTATCATCTGCCAGAACAATCTTCTGAGAATCAAAAATTTCTCCGGCATTACGGCTGTATGCAATGTCGAGGTCTTTCAGTTCTTCGATGGCTTCTGCAAATATTGGAAGTCCCAGTGGTGTACTGATATCCACATTGTTCGCCTGTGGTGTCCGAAGTACTCCGTACAGAGGTCCGTCCAACTTCTCCCCGTTTGCCTTGAGAATCGGTGGCGTGTCTGCCATGAGGTCGGCCCACTTGGTCTGTTTAAGGTCGATTTTATCACCGATTGACTGAGGAGATTTTGATACATAGGCTCTGTTAGAAACATAGTACGGATAGGTTGTCACGCCATCTATTGTACTCTCAACAAAACGATGATATTCAAGCCGTGTGTAGTATTTCCGTCCAACAGTATAAGAATCCTTGAATATAATCCCCTTTATTTCCTGATTGTCGTAATCTACAATCATCACATCTGCCGGCGTAAATATGTCAAGGCTCTCACCGTTCGGTTTGATGAATACCGTTCCATAAGCACAGCCATATTCTACCCAGTGGCGAATCTGAAAATATACCTTGTCAATCTGCTCCTGTAGCCATGTAGCTCTTGCAGAACCATCTATCTGAATACCGATCGCCAGTGTTACGAGCCGTGCTGTCTCTGAGCAGACAGATTTCGCAAAATTAATCGTCTTGATATTGTTCTTGTCATCTAACCATTCCGGCGCACCTCTGTAGATGTTCGCACACCGGTTAATCAGTGATTCCATCTCTGGAAATTCTGCTGCCTGGATGTTGAAGTCCTCTTCGGCTTGTTTTTTGAATATCATGTTAAACCACCTTTTTAGTGTTGTTATAAGTCCCATTATGCATTGTTACCCCTTCTTCTCCACAATGATTCTGTTGCGTATCTGCAGGCATCGACTAAATGGTTGTTCTCGTCAGGATATCCACTTATAACGTTTCCATCTTTGTCTCTTTCATATTCGTACTCTGAAAACTCTTTGTAAGCATTAGGCGTTCTTTTGGGGTCAATAACGATAGTCCTTGTCTGAAGCCATTTCATAGAATACTCCACACTTCCAGGCCCTTTTATTGCGCCCCTTGCTGGAAGTCCAAAGTCTCTATAATCATTGATTGATTTAGGTTCCGCAGAATCGCAAGTAATAGTATAATCATCATATTTTCTTTTTAGAATCTCGTCTGCTGATTTCCTATTACTCCATTTATTTTCGTAAATTTCATCAATGAGATATATCTTTTCAGTGTTATGATTGTAATACAAACGTATAAAAGCATACGGGTCAGGGAAAAATCCCCAGTCACACCCCTGAAATATTTTATCCATGCGGCTGATCTCTTCATCTGTAATATCTCTAATCTCCAGATATTCAAATACGTTCCCGCCGTCACCATTTGGGACGCCCAGGTATTCATGCTCATAGGCTTCTGGATTGATTTCTTTCAGATGTGCTGCATCGTCAATAAACTTCTGTCCAAGCCACTCCGCCGGGGCTTCCAGATAGCTCGAATGATGAATAACTCTTTTCGGGTTAGGCATGAGCTTAATCCTGTTTACCCAGTTTGATTTTGATTTTGGTGGGTTATACGATGAAAAATCATAGGACTCGTCACCGCCACGAAGCACTGACTGATTAACAGAGCGTTCCTGAGCATCTCCCTTCATTTGATCTTTTTCTTCTTTCCAGAGGATTCCAATGTAGCCAAACTCCGGCTTAATGGATTTCAGTTTGGTTTCATCATCCAGACCACGGAAGTATATTGTCTGTCCAGTCTTAATATACTTGATCTCAAGTGGCGACACCTTGCATTCAAATTCTTCCATCAGTCCAAGTTCATTGATAGCCCATTTCATATTGGCGTATACGGAATCTTTCAGAGTGCCTGCCACCTGTCTTGTAATGCAGGCGTGCATCTGTGGATTATTCTTAATAAGCTCAACAATCTTAAAAGCTACGAAAGAGGATTTCAGACCACCTCGACCGCCCTCGAATACATATTCGATATTAGGCTTAATCTGTCGGTTAATATCCACGAATGCCTTGCCGAGCACTCTGGCAGGAAGTTCGTATTTGCTTTCGTCTGATTTTGATACAGCTACCAACTGTTCCCATTTGTCTACTGCCTGCATATTTCCTTTAATAGCTTTATCGTATACGGCAGCTACAATGCAGGCATTGTTATTTGCATCCTCATCAGATATTCCCATCTTTGTGAGCTTCTTTTTCGCAGTGGTCGGGGCAGGATTCTCAGCTATCATTTTTGCTAATTCAGAAAGAGTCTTTTTTTGACGACGTGCTTGACCCGATGCAATACCACCTTTTTTTGCAATTCTCACCTGTTCCTCACCTGCTCGAAACTGCGTCGCCGCTCTATTATTTAAATTCTGGTCGTTTGCCATCCTATCATCATCCAATCATATCCTTTCTGAATTAAAACGCCCTAGCATAGTTATAGTTATATACACTATAATACCACACTAGGGGTTATGTACCTCTACACCACTTTTAGTTTTTATCAATTTTATAATCTTCCGGTCAATTTTGCCAGATGATAATATTCTGCCATGGTCCTGCGCTTGTATCCGTAGAAATCATTTTCAGATACTGGAATATCTCGAAATCGTTCAATTGTCCGGTATCCTATGCAGTTCACTATGCTGTCATAGATTTGTGATTCTATGCCTGGCGCATATTTGATTGACACTTGCAGAAGATTATACTTATCATTCTCGTCAAGGTGTCTGAAATGACTTTGAAGCGTCGGTATATCGTCCGGCGGCACTCCATAGTCGGTTAGTGTAGCTTTTCTAAGATTCATTTATTTCGCCCCTCCCAATCTAATTTCTGTCCGCAAATATTGCACTTTTTCACAGTTTCGTTTATATTTATTGTCATGCATTATTCTCCCCCTGTAATCTCATCAATACAAGCATTCCAACCAGCGGCAAATAAGTTTTTCTGCACTTCGTAATTGCTCACGGGTGCAGTTGTACTTTTCTTCTCTGGTAACAGCTTCAATGGACACCAAACAGGTTTTGATTTACTTTCACAATCATAATGTTCTTCTGTCATCAGAATTTCATCGCAGTCTAAACAGTCAGCTAATTCACACAAACCCTCATATTCAAGTTCGCTGCAGTATGCAGTTCCGAACGGGCAATCATAGCAATTCTCTGGTGTATCTATTACTAATACTGATTTACTCATCTGATTCCTCCTGTAGCAATTCTGGATTGTCGAAAATGTTTCCAACTGGCATAGTGTCTACCATGTCAATCCAATACCCTAAATCTTTTCTAAGACATTTGTCATCCGACCAATCTACATAGAATCCGACATGTTCCGCTTTCTGAGAATCAAAACAATTTTGATAGCATCCATATTTGATTGGAGCATAGATTTCTCCGAAATGATATTTGATAATATCATTTTCCCAAATTTTCTGCCCGTTCTTGTCGGTCAGACCTGTGAACTGGCAGAGGGTTTCTGAGTCAATTTCCGCATATTCCCACACTTTATAACTATCAGCGTGGAAGATTAAATGTTCTTCATTGCCTAAAAGGTCATATCTTTTCTGATAACATCCATCAACCCATTCTCCATCATCAATCCGCTTTGCCTTGAAAAGAATTTCTCTCATTCAACTCCACCGCCTTCCACGATCTCAATTGCTCTGTTCAGTCCAGCATTGTATCCTTGATGTACATCAGATAAGATACATTCGGATTCGATGAATTTATCTCTTTTCAATTCGCCAATAACCTTATCCACATCAAATGCCGTTGGCTGTTCATCAACAGCTTCATATATAATTTCTGGACTAAATGTTTCTCTCCCTGTATTTAAAGAGCTATTAATTGCTTCTTTCAGTTTATCTGCATCAATCAGTCTGCTCATACTTCCACCTCCTCATAAGTTTCTCTGAATATATCTGGCTTACACGGATAGAACTCTCCGTGAACACCTTTGATGATATAATCTCCAATGCTTGCCAGATGCTCTCCCTCAAGCGTCTTAATAACCATACCACCCGGAACCTTCCAATGGTCAATATAGAAATTCTTACCTTCTGCCGACATGTACTGGTCTGTGCATTGATAGTCCATCAGGAAATCGAACATTTCTCGATGGTTTGTACCAGTCCACTGTACTGTATCAATTACAACTGGCTTCTTTCTGTACTTCATACAACCACCTCACTATCATCTGGCATCTGAAACAGGATTGATTTTCTTATCTCATTTCCATAGCCTTTTAATACAGCAATTCCATGCGCCACACTTTCTTTTGTATCATAGCTTCCTGTGTATGCTGATCCTGCCAACCCACTGCCAATAATTTCACCAGATTTGTAATCCATGTAAGCCTCCTGAATCATATCCAGTACTTTCATGGCTTTTGCTTTGGTGGAATAATGACCCAATGAAATATACTCATCTTCTCCTGGATTCATCTGGCTCCAACAAATGATTTCTTTACCATTGATATTGTTGATGTTTATAACAATATTCTCAAACTTTACCAGAGATATCTTATTCTGACTTCTGATTAACATTTTGCGTCCTCCTTATCTTTCTCACAGAATCCTCTGTGTTCATGCACTGAATATTCGATTCCACGACTCCATTTCATGTATGCGAGTTTTTCTCCTGTCAATTCGCATTTGTGTTTTCTTGCGTTCAGATACTTACAGGTTCCGTCACAGTAGCTCATTTTTCCTCCTTATTTTCTCATATAATTCAAAATATTCTTCCAATGTTTCTGGCAGTTTGATACAATCTGGTTCATAAGGTTTTGGATATTCAGTATATTCGCACTTCGGGCATTTGATTTCCGGCGGATAGTATTCTACCCATTCCATGTTTCCGCCACATTTTCTGCAACGGATGTATCTCTCTACTTTCTTTGGTTTCGTTTTGAAGAATGAAGTGTAATTATTATTTTTCATTTCCATCCTCACTTTCCCCATGTAAGTAACTGACACGCTATTGTGCAGTCCTCCATGATTTCTTAACCAAATGCTACCTGTCCGTTATTCTGCATGTCTTTTTATTTCTCCTGAAAAGCTTAATTCAATTCCCAGTTCTTCCTTGATAGCCTGCACATAATCAATCCATTCAGCCAAGCCCTGGTCGATATAGTCCGAAGCTTTGTCCATGCCTGCCATGAACTTCTGGCATCTTTTCTGACCGAATCCAAATTCATCATGCAGGACAGCTATCGCCATGATCACGCAGCATTCAGATACAAGCTGTTTGATCTTCTCAGATGCTTTGTCCAGATCCTTTCTTGCCAGGGAAGTATGTATTCCTGTTACTCCCCTGAATCTGCATTCCTTTTCGAGGGCTTCAAGACCGCCCTCTCTGGTGATTCGTCTAGCAAGATCAAGACCATCTTCCCTGCCGCGTTCATATTCACGCATTTTGTTCATTTCTTCACCTTTCCGAACCCGTATCCTGTCGGAGCATAGGCTCTATCAGTACTTGGGTGTGCTGTTTTAAGCAACCCATCATCAATAAGCTGGTTTAAATGTCTCCAAATGGTAGCTCTGCTTGCGTCTACCTTCTCACAAATCTCGCTGACCGATGGTGCATATCCGATAAGTTTAAAGTAGCTTACTACATACATGTAGATTTCTCTTCTAAGTGCCTGTCCCTGCTCGTATTTATTCTTAGTGTTGTACATTCTTTCTCACTTCTCTCTGTTTGGAATCTAATAACTTATTAAAAGCAACTAGACAACTCTTAATAAACTGTTTATCATTATCATCAGGACACATTTCCGCATACTCTTCAAGTTCTATCAGACGATCAGTAGCCTGCTTGGAATATTCGTCTGTAAGTTCTACTGAATAGAAATCTTTTATAGCTTTCCAAAATTCAGTCATAAATTTTTGAATATACGGAATATCCTTTGCTTCTACTTTTATTTTTATCATCTCCTTTGAATATTGTATACAATATACTGTATACGCTCTATTTAATTTTATTTTATAAATATAATATATTTATATTATTTTAATATAAGTAACCCACAGTAACCGAGATGTAACCGTACTAATTTGTGTAAACCATTGATTTTACAGGTAGGTAACCGAGTAACCGAGTAACCCTGACTTTCTCATATAGGGAAACTTTTATACTCAATATGTGCATATAAATACTCAAATATATATATGCAGAATCAAAGGTTACCTAGGTTACCCGGTTACCTTTTGGACGAATTGTTTGTTAATCAAACACAATATCGTCTGTAATCTCAAAATCATCATTACAATTCACGAATCCTTTCGGAATTTCATCTACAATTTTCAAAAACACACATTTGGTGACAATTCCGTCCAGCTTCTTCGCCTTGGTCGGATAACCCCTGCTATCGGTTTCCACAAGCCCCTTTTTGACAGCCCATGACAGGAATGCCTTTCTGGAGAATCTTCCAATTTTGCACAGATCATCAAACGCTGCGCTATAGATTATTGCGGTTGACGTCTTCTCTACCGGATCATTGTCAATGGCTCCCCATCTTTCTGTTTTAATATCCGGGTTATCATCGAACTTAATTCCGTTCATAGCGATCTTATCAACCACGAACCAGTAAGCACGTTCGTTTTCGGAAACCATTTCTTTTTCTGTCAAGAGGCTCTTTGCCGTCTCAATGTCAATGTACTGGCCATCATGGAACAGCTGATCTGTTGCAATTTTATCTGCTGTCAAGATAATGCTCATTGATATACTCTGCTTCTGCATTTTATCATCATCCTGTATAAGCCCCTGATAGTGCTTTTGCAGGGCTTTTATATCATCAATGGACATTTCCTTGACTACGTTCACGAAGTCGATTCCTGCATATCCGTAGTTCTTTTTAAGGGTATCTGCGGTAAGCTGTGGATCGTCAAATATCTTTTCAGAGCACTCAACTTCAATAATTCGGTTAATCGCTCCGCCCTGGCTGACATACCCGGCCAGTGGACGTTCACCGTTAGTCAGAATGCAGTTCTGCCAGCGATTCTCCCGATTCACGCCCAGTTCCTTGTTAGAACGACTCTTTCCTTTGCCGGAACACAGGTCGTACACAATGCCCTCGAAGTTATCCCTGATCTTGGCAGATACCTTGGAAGTATCATCCAGAATTAGTGGAAGATTGTTGAGCATATCAGATTTTGCTTCCAGGGCTACATCTGTTGTCTTGAAGTCTCCTATGTATCGTGATTCACCTGGATTCGCCCAGACGGAAGCTCCTAACATAAGTGTTACGGTCTTACCACCCTCAGTTTCTCCCCAGAGGTCTACAAAAAATGGAAGGGCACCGACCAGTTTGATCAGAATACTGGCGAAGCTTGCGGCCAGCATGATTTTCGGCTCTATTCTTCCAGTAGCACGAACCTTCTTCACGTGTTCGTACCACTCTGTTCTGCTGCCACCTACACTGATACTTTCATACAGTTGCCGAAACCTCATATCTCCATCGAATACAATGTCCTTGTCGTAGGGAAGAAAATAATCCCTGATCCACCCGATTTTGCTTGAAGAATACTGAATATTAATGTAATCGTCATTTGCATTTTCTACGTCTGACAGATACCGGACAAGGAACTTCGCATTCTCAGAAGTCACTGAAATACCAAGCGCGGATAAACCAACAATTTTACTGGCTGATGCAACCATAGTTTTCGGTACAATAACCTCGGACCATTTATTATTCCTCTTATAGATTAGTTTTATCTGTTCTTCCCCGGTCTCCAGATTCTTCATTCGTTCGATTGGAAGAATCGGATGATAACAGGCTATAATGTCCGGTGATCCTGGATTTGTGTTTGATATTCTGATTCCGTCATCATCTGCTATCCAGTTAAGACATTTCATTCTGTCATATTCACAATCGGAGAAATTAGTCCACTGGTCCAGCATAGACACTGTTCTATTGTTTTTCTCTTTCTCGATCATCTGCTTCTGCACTTTCGTGTAAGCCTTCAGCAAATCTTCAAATTTTTTCTTCACGCCAAGCTCCTTGGCTCTGTCCAGAAGAGTCAGTGTAAGACGTGCCTTGTATATCTCGTCTTCCTGACTAAATATCTCGTCAAACACTTCTTCATCCAGAATAGAATCCTTCGTGAGCTTGTTTATCATTTCCACTTTTAATCACCTTCTTCCAGTCCTGTTATGAATCCATGGTGATATAGTGCGAGCTGCAACCTGTTCCATGCTTCACACCATCCGTCAGATAATGGTTTCACCCTGTCAAGGATAGTCCGGTAGAAATCTATATCAGATAAGCATTCTTGCAGTTCAATCTTTTTCTTCTGTTCTTCCTTTTGCCTCATTTCCATCTGCTTCTGATGGTGATATATCGCCATTCTGGAAGAGAAATCTGGTTTCTGGTAAGTTCCCCCAAGTATGGTAAAAGCTGTCTTAAAATCGCAATTATCCATGTTCTGGACAAATGTAAATATGTCGCCAGTCGCACCACAACCGAAACAATAATAGCTGTCTTTATAGATTTTCATGGATGCGGTACGGTCACCGTTATGAAAGGGGCACTGTATAAATCCTGCTCTGTTTGGAATCATGCCATATCTGTTCAGAACGTCCCTCATGCTATTCTGTTGTTTAATTGTTTCTTTATCCATTTAACAGAATCTCCAAAATTCTTTTGCCAGTGTCTTTCTTGTCACAGAACAGAAATTCAACACCATACTTGCGTTGCATCGTGCAAAGAATCTTATATAAGACATCTCCATGTATAACTTTCTGCTCCTGTTCCACCCAGACGTCATTCTTTTTAACTCTTTTCTTTGCCCGGGGATTCTCCCACCAGAGAACATCATCCAGCTTTTCGATTCCTTTCCCGTGTTCGCATAAGAAGACAAGTTTTATTCCTGCTTCATTTGCCCGGATAATTTCAGATCGGAATCTTTCATGCTGCTGACACACATTTCCACATAATTCAGAGAGGTTTTGCTTTCGGTCAACAACCAGCCGAGGATTGTCGTAGTCCATGTAATCACCAACGTAGAGCTTTGAAACGAACCATTTTTCTCCTGCTGCATCAAACGCTTTCTTAATGCCATCAATAACTTTTTGATGCTCTCTACTGTCAATTTGTATCATGCGAACGGCATCTCCTCATCAATTCCATCTGGAATATTCATAAATCCGTCCGGGTCGGATTCTGGATGGGGTGTCTCTGACTTCTGCTGGTTCTGATTAGAACCTTTGCTTTCACCAAACTCAATTTCTTCCACAACAATGTCTGTTGTGTACACCTTCTGTCCATCACGATTGGTGTAACTGCCGGTCTGGATCCTACCAGATAAGTCCGCTTTCATTCCTTTAGAAAAATATTTCTCGATAAATTCTGCTGACTTTCCGAAAGCGATGCAATTTAAGAAATCTGCTTTCTGGTCAGAACCCTCTTTCACGAACCTTCTGTTTACCGCAATAGAAAACCTTGCAATAGATGTTCCATCATTGGTGTACTTGATTTCCGGATCGCGTGTAAATCTTCCTGTAAGAATTACTTTATTCATGCCATTACTCCTTTTCTGCATGCTGTTTATCATAGTCAATTAACATTTTGAGACATTTATGTCCTTTCTCTTTTGTAAGTGATTTAATGTCATTTACCTTGAAGCGAGTCTTGATCTGGTCTAAAAGTTTAGCTTCCGGGTACTTATCAATAATGTTTTTGATTGACATAGTAGTCTCGGAACTAATCATCTCAGTTTCTTTTACCGGCTCTGCTTTCCTGCCGGACGTTTTTTCTTTCTCTCCTGTATTAGTAGAATCACTGTCTTTATTATCATCAATACAAAACAGCCCATTTAAAGCGTATTTTCTGGCATAAGATGAAGCTGCACCTGTCACCTGTGAAGAATCCATGCCTTTCTTAGACTCTTCTTCCCTTGCATAAGCAACGGTTGTAATCTCGCCGGTATCTTCGCAGTCGTTCAGATGAGCTTCTGCTCTGACATATATTCTGTCTCCGACAACTTCCATCCGATCTGTGACACTTAACACAGTCTTTGTTTCTGCCAGAAGTGGCTTTACAGCTTCCAGAATATCCTCACAGCTCCTGTATTTGTATTTCCCGAAGGAATTGTACTGCCTTTTAGGGGCTCTCAGTTTTGACTGAATAATCCCTAACTTCTCATATATATTCACTTCTATTCCTCCTTGTCATAAACCACATGTTTGCTGCCCTCAATAATCAGCAAGCTTGCAATATCTTTCATTGATAAGGTTGATTCGTTATAGATTTCGACCAGTGCGTTGTATGCGTCCGATGAAACCTTTACAACCTGATTGTCTTTTCCGGTTACCAGTTGTTTCTTTCTTGCCGGAATACGGATTTCAAATTCACTCACTGATACTTTCCTCCTTATATGATTTCTGAGCCGTTAAAAGCCCATTTAAAGCCTGTACGTAGCTCGCCAATGTTCTTGCCTTGTATGATTCTTCAATGGGGTTATCTGTCACAATAGAAAGCTGCCCATCTATCAAATTAAGAATTTCGTTAATCCTCTCCTGCATCTTTCTCCACCTCGCTAAAAAAACAGTAAACATTGTCAGAACCATCTCCCCTTGCAGGGCTAATACTGCCACCCGGAAGCAACCCACTGGCACTGTGATATTCAAGATGATTCAGATACATGTCCGGGTTCTCCCAGTCAATAATGTACTGCTTCCGCTTATTCAGCTCTGACAGAAGCCCATTTACTGTCGTTATCAGTTCCATTGTCGGCAGGAGCTTCAGCTCCATTTGATTCAGCATCTAACGGGCACCTCCCATCTATCAGAAGTTCCAACAAGAAAGCTTTGATTATTCTGAGGCTTTCACGACTTTCTTTCTCATAAAATGGGTTAAAAGATACGTTTTGGTACAAATCCCATTTAAATTTGTCTTTGAGAAGGAGAACATCTTCTTCCCTTTTAACCCCTCTTACTCCCAAACCGTAGCCCGAAAAATCAAAGGTGATATTTGCTGTCGGAACTTCGTTCACAACTCTTTTGCATAATCCATATATTTCATCAATCTCTTTCTCGAACATCTTCTTATCCTCCTTATTTTCTACTGCCAGTCTGCTCTCATCTGGCGTACTGCCCATGCTGCCGAGATACCGAAAAAAATATTCAACCAGATAGGTATATCCACATATTTCCCGGCAAGCATACAAACAGCAATTAGCATATATTCTTTCATTTTATTTCATTTCTCCTGCAATCCACGCAAGGTTGCTTGCCACCAGTGCGGCAACTGTCACAATCCATGCAGTGAACCATCTTTTTGACTTTTTCTTGCTTTCTTCGACAATTTCAGTCGCAAGTGCTACTTCGATGTCAGCCCATGTTAGCTGATTTTCGTTTCTAATTTCACTCATATCTTGCTAATTTCTCCTTATTTTTTCTTATTTGTCTTTACAATTAGCAGATAGAGAACTATAATGTATCTATCCACTAAGGTGTTTTAGTGGTGCAAAGCTCCGGGGTGGAGGTTCCAGCTCCCTCCGGGGCACTCACTTATTAAGAGCAGCCTTGCCTTTCCAAACATGACCAGTTACTTCATAGACTTTCCTAGGGCTTATGATGTATGTGATTCGGCCACCGGAAAGGCTTTTTGCTGGCTTATTATTCTGCACAGCCACGCCAATCGGCAACCACCCGTACACAATCCCTGCCCGGATTGCTGTAATAGGAAGCCCGATCAATTGACTTGCATCGGCTACGGTCATACTCTCTGAAGAGAACTCCGGCATCTGCGGAATGCCTGATATGATTCTCGCAACCTCTGCGGCGAACTGATGAATTTCCACATTTTTTTTGATGTAAGTATCAACTTCGCTCATTTCATGCTCCTTTCATATTTGTTTTTATGAATTTTTTTACCTTTGATTTCTTCTTTCTCTTTTGAGTTTTGAATGGAGATTTCTTTCCGGTAAAATGTGTAAAATTATTTGCTCCCATTATTTATCACCTATTGTATTTCCTTTCCCCTCTACCTATAATGCATTTACAGGCACCGACATGCCGAGTATAACGAAAGGGGAATTATATGGTTGAAACAATTACACGACTGTATCATTGCCACAAGATTCACAAACACGTGACTGTTTATGAAGAGTATGAGGTTTCTGATAGCGGTCGCCACCTACTGCAGTGCTCATGTCCATATCATCAATACACGGAAATGAAGCCGCACTGTGATGGGTATAATGATCATGGTTTTCAATGTGGTTATGCAAAAAATCAATAACCAGGCTCACTAACTCATCCGGTCGCTCGCTGGGCGATAGGTAACAGTAAAGCCGTAGGTCACATTTGCAACAGTCTCCACCAGATTCTTTGCAGTGTTGACTGACGGCTTTATTAAATTGTAATGCGTCCATTTATTCTCCTTTCTGCTCTGGAATTTTCGGTTCAAGAAACTTGTCAGTCCCAACAGATAACGCCCCGCAAATTAATTCGTATTCATCGAAATCTAATCTGCGATTTCCATTGAGAGAAAGATTGAGTTTCTGAACAGGAATGCCAGTTTTATTGGCGACAAATGTCTGTGTTATGCCGTTGTTCTCAAGGTATGACTTAATTTTTTTACCAACGCACATTCTCATTTCTCCTTTCTGTTTGAATTTCGTTCTCATCGAACAATTACAGTATAACTTCGAACTATCCGAATGTCAAGAAGAAATTTCGAGAAAATCGAAATTATTTTATTGACAGTTCGAAATTTCTATATTATTATTAATCATGAAAGGAGGAACCGATAATGACATTTGGCGAGAAAATCAAGCAAGCCAGAACGGCAAAGAAGCTGACTCAGAAGCAACTTGCAGAAAAAATCAATGCAAAGCATAATTCAATTAGCGACTGGGAAAAAGATAAGTGTAAACCAGATATGGACACCATTGAGCTTCTATGTGGCGTTTTGGAAGTAACACCGACATACCTCATGGGTTCTAAAAGCGATGACGATTATGCAATCATAATTGGAAATCTTATGTCAGAACCTGACATCTTG